GATTTGAAAACCATCTAAAAAGTGTTGATTAAATAATTATGCTATATTCAGGATATTAATTGACAAAGAAATTTCATACAATGTTGCACGGTCTTCATCGCTATAATCATCGAAGAATGAACTCTTTGTAAAAGTAGGAATGATATCATAGCCTACCTGAATATAATTACCGTGAATTTTTACTGGTACATCACCAATAAGGAAATCATACGACTTATTCTTAGTATAATAAGCAAGCTCTTTAAGTTTCGTAGCTGCTTTATTCCATTCAAGATTCAACATGGATGGAGAAATAAACATAATCGAATAGTCATCTGTCTCTATTTTCGGTATAGAAAGATAATTAACATCACCTTTCTTAGTAAATTTCCACGGAAGAAATTCCTTATATGCCTTATCTAGCAAAGAATCAACGTAGTTCTTTGGAGTTTTTGTAGTAGTAACAAATTTAAAGGTAGAATCAAAGTTATAATCGTTTTTGTTAGAATTCAAAATCGTTGTTTTCATATTGTTAGCCAAAATTTAAATTAATACTAATCTTTATTTTCCCTGTCTACCTCGATAAGATTATTATATTTTAGGTCATTTTCATATTCAAGTATGGCTAATTTGCCTTCTCTAACTTTTAGAAAGTGTAGATATACTTTATTTTGTACAGGTAGTTTCATTGGACCATATGCTGTTATACCTAATTGTTCAGGTCTTGATAAAACAGCTATAACGTCGCTTCCTTGAAAGACAGCATCTGAAGATGACAAGTCACTTCTCATTGGATAATGACTTGATGGATTTAAAACCCTATCAGAAGATTCAATATTACGATTCATTTGAGATAATTGGATTATACTTGTTTTTCCAATTTTCTTAGCTCTGATAAATGCTTTCTCTAGTTCTACTATGATTTTTCGTTCATCATTTGTGTCATTACCTTCTACAAGTAAGGTATGATCTAGTAAGACTATCAACCATTTATCTTTTGCAATCGTATTCTGAAAGTAAGTTATAGTATCTTCAATATCTTTTACTGAGGCTGATCCATCTACATAGTAAATGGGATATCTACGAAAGGTCTCGATTTCTCTCTCAACATCCTTTAATAGTGCATCAGAGAGTTCTGCTTCAGCACTATAAAGATCACTAGTTGTTTGACGCAACCTGTTAGATAGTTTTCTTCCTACCTGTCTGCTAGATAGCATTTCGAAAGAAAAAGATAATATAACTAATTCCTGATTTGGGTTAAGTTCAATTAAATCAGTTTCAAGCGTATTCACAAATGCAGATTTACCAGTACCAGATGCACCAACTATAGTATAGACACATCCTGGTTCTATACCTCCACAGCACATGTAATTGAATTTCTTCCACCTACTTTTAAGTGGGTCAATTTCATGATTTTTACGCTGTTTTATATATGTTACTGCTTCATCAGCTGCAACAGATATTGTTTTAAAAGGTAAAGTCCTATAAGAGTTCTGTTCCATAGAGTTGTTCTGTTATTGGTTCATCTTGCACTTGTTCTTCAAAAATTTCCCATTCGTGATTGGTAAGCCATTTCCACATAGTTTTCATATAACCTAATTTACCAGTCATTGTCTTATTCTGTATTTCATAATTAAGACATTTAACGATATGTTCATGCATTCGCATATCATTTTTAACTAGTTTGTTATAATAATCTCTACATTTCTTTGAATTACCCTGAAGAAAACCTTTAGTACCATCGGGACGAGTTACTACAGTAGGGTAGATAGATTTGAATTCTTCAAATTTATCCTTACCGCCAGTAATAATCTCAACTAGTTTACTAGTTTCCTTATATGTTACTTTCTTGTTCTTTTCATCACGTATGATTAAATCTTTGTCGATTAAGTCTTGTATCTCGTTATCGCTGACCTGGCTAACAACGGCTGCGACATCTTTGATAGATTTTTGATTATTGTCTAATACAAGACTTAAGAATACTAATTGATTTAATGAGAGGGTGTCTATTTTTTTCAATAGACTTGTATCTATTTCCAGTAGCATAACGAAAATTACTTCGTCTGTTCTAGAGTATGATATTCTTTGTTAAAATTCGTCAAAATTGAACAGACTTAATTGTCTAGGTTTTAATTGTTCAATTATTTTAGTTGCTTGAGAGATATAGTAGTTATAGTTTATATTGTATATGCTTTCAAATGTTTCACCATGTCCACACATCCAATTTATGTCTGAATCTGAGTAAAACTTATTTATTAAGGTTACTCCGTAGCCTTTAAGCATATTCTGATATTCCTTTACTCCTGTATCTTCTTTATATTTCCATAGATAATAACCATTATTACTAACATAGAATCTATTGATTCTTTGCTGTATTTGGTTGTTATATTCAACTGTCCATTGTTTACCAGTCTTTTCTGCTTTAATAAACTTTCGAATATCTTTGCATCCTTTTATGGTTTCTTCAACTGGTATGTTATCAACGAAATAGTTTATAACAGCTTCTGGTATTATCTTTGGAGATAATCCTTTACCTAATAAAACTTTAGTAATGAACATACCTTTAGTTTTAATTAGGTCTTTATTTTTTGTTTTGCTATAACCTTCTTTTACTGCAATGTAATCATTAATTGCATACTGATACATTGCTTCAAATCGGTCTTCTTCAAGCTCTAATCGTGTTAGTTTCTCCCATTCTTTGCAAATAGATTGGTATTGTTCATACTTATCTTTTTTACAAATTAGGAATAAACCATCTGTATTTGCTTGGATAATTCTACATCCTATTTCTACTAGTTTTTCAGCTAGCATAAGTAGTAGTAATTGTCCATTTATACGTATTTGCATTACTGCAAATGGACTGTAACAAAAACTATGTTCATTTTGTAAGTTACCTGATAGTCCATTTAATGCAAGTTTCAATGTAGCATCTTTTACTTTATTACCATTATGTTTAGCTTCAATTCTTTCTTCACGAATCTTAGAATATACTTCTAGAAATTCAGGTCCTAAATGTTTAGGATAGAATTTATGCTGAATTAACATACTTGGGTATAGTGATGCCACATCACAGTCTATAAGTACTTCATCATCTTTTGGTATAATTATCTCTGGGTCATTTACAGAGTGTATACCACCTACTCCTACAGTATATCTAAGATTATCAAATACAAACTTATATTCATAACCTTTTCTACCTGGTGAAACTACTTGTTGTCTTAATGTTTCAAGCATTTCTTGGAGTATAGGAGAATCGTATTTAACAAATGGTAGAATAACATCTTTCAATGGAATATAATCCATAGGACTACGTAAATCTTTAATATCATTCCACGATTGTCCTGTTTTTTCAAGATATTTTTGGGCTATAATTTTCATCCCAATATTCACACCATCTTTGCTTAATACTTTTACACCGTATTCATCTTCAATAGCAATACGTAATTCAATATCTTTCTTGCATCTATTAAGTAATTCATCAGTTGATTCAACATCATTTATATTATATTGAATCATTTCATCGAATTTACTTTCTGGTAATGGAGAATTCCAATCATATACAAATTCTTGTACATTAGGATATTCCATTGTTACTTGCATTTCCTTTAATCCTACTCTTAATTGAGTAGAATAAAGCATAGTAAGTATATCAAATGAATCATACCAATTCTGATATTTCCATGCCTTCCATCTATCTTCAGATTCACTATTTAGTATAGTTTTACTAAGATTATAGATAGATTGACATACTTCCCAATAAGGTTTAATTAACAATTTCTCATAATAATCTATTATATAGTTTATAATAGGATTATCATAATGTATGTTATTATAACCTGCAAATATTGAATCTTTAGAGTTATTAAAGAAATCAACTAGTTCAGTTATTTGATTCTTTCTACTTGAAATCTCAAATAAATGTAATTTACTAGTTTCTGTATTTTTTACGGCACAATGAAATATATTCTGAAATACTTCTATATCGAAAACTAATACAGTTTTTTCTCTAATTTTCATAGTACTATGGTTTGTAGCCCATAGGAGAGTCGAACTCCTCTTTCAAGAATGAAAATCTTGCGTCCTAACCGATAGACGAATGGGCCAAGATGTGCGTTACAGACGCACCCCTGGAAAATTATGCAGCTTTTCGAGTAAGTCTATGTGCCATAGCTTCATCTTTATGTGCATCGTTTATCATTTCATACACGCATTTCTGCGCTTTCCCTGCTCCTTCATAAGCATAAGTACCAATATACGTATCTTTTTCTTCTTTCATATAGTTATTATGAACCTCTTTGATACGCTTTGGTAGCTCTTTTGCAGTACACATAAATGCTCTTACAGAGTCTGTCATAATCTTACTCGTTTCATTTACGGAAGAAATGCGGATTATGTAACGGGTTTTCTCTGTATTTGCTGCTTTTTCAGCATTTTTTATATATTCTGCAGCTCTTTCTTTATTCAGAGCAACTTTGTTCTTTACTTTGGGAACTTCTATTCCACCCTTAGTAAGATACTTAGCTGTTTTTGCTAGTTTCTTAGCCTTACGAGACTCTTCTGCTTTCAAGAAATGTTTAATATCGGATTTAACTTTAGCTGTAGTACATAATCCTACTGCTACTAGTTTATCCTTACGAGACTTTCTTTTCTCCGCAAGCATTGCAAGTCGTTCAGCTTCGTTCTTCTTACGTTTTTCAAGACGTAAGCCATAACCAGCTCTATCAGCCATAATCTCAGCAGATTGACGTTGCATTTCTTTATCAAAGGCTAGATAGCCATCTAATTTGCTTTGTTTTGCTGCTGTGATACGCTGTTCCTTAGTGGTTCTAGTAAGCTTAATACCTTCTTTATGTGTTTTAAGGTGAGTAAGCTTTTTCTTCTCCATACTCTTCTTTCGTGCTTCTCTAGCTACACGTTTTTCTTCTATTTTTGCAAGTTTCTTTGCTTCTGCATCATAGAATTTAGTCTTTAGTTCTTCTTGCTGCTTCTTAGCAACTTCAAGAGCTTTACCACTAGGAATTGTTTTATTCAGAGTAATACGCCTAGATGCTTTTCTTTTTCTCTTAGCATCAGCTTTTTCAACAAGGATTTTATCAGATTTCTCTTTATTTTTCTTGTCTACTTCTGCCCATTTCTTAGCGTTTTCTTCTTTCTCTATTGCTTTAAGTATGACTCTATCAGCGAAATCGTTAGCTACTGTTAAGATTTCTGCTTTTTTCTTCTTCATTGCGTCAGTCATATTTTTAAGCTTCTCTGAAATATTCTCTTTATTTGTAGATTTGATATCTTTTTTCATGTCAATTATTTTTTAAAATTTATTTTTCGAGACTTTGTTACTCTCCGAGGATTCGAACCTCACTTTCCAAAAATCACTAAGATTCGGAGAATAGTAAAAAATAATTATGCAGTTAGGTATAGATAAGCTGTAGAAATATCGAGTTCTGCCTGACTATTGAAATCTTCTAGTTTCTTCTTCAAACTATTTATCTCAAGCTGTAAGTTATTCTTTAGCTTATTAATATAATCTGCTGTTAGTTCCTCTGTTTTATAGAGTTTCTTCTTTCCAAGCTTCGTCTTAAGACCTGGATTTATCGTAGGAATCAAACCAAGCTGAACAAAATATTCATTCTTTTCAGACAAAGTATAAATGATAGGATATATAGAATCCTTCGGAAAGTCCGAACGAGTTGCAAATCCTAGATTTATTGCCATAGAATCTAGTTTTGTTTCAATACGCTTGTTAGCACAATCAGTAATAGCATTAAGCAAACTCTTCAAATCATAATTACGAGTTGCATTTTT